AACTAACTTAAAATAAGATAGATAGTAAAGTGCAATATACAAAAAACTTTACTATTGTACATTTCGATCAAAAGTGAAAACTACACTGTAGCGACTACAGATAGATGTTAAGTCCTGTCATTATCAGTCGACCATCTAATCCTGTCGCGCAGCTGTTGGCACTATTGATTAAAACATATTAAAATATAATTTAAAAAATTATAAATTAGAATACCGACGCCTGTCGATATCTTCCCATGATTGCGTCCTAAACGAAAGACCTACCTCATGCATGGCTTTAACCAACTTATCTTGTACAAAAGTATAATATTCTTTACCATGACCATGAGCCAGCTCTATCGTCTGTTCACAATTCTGAATGACTGCTTCATTTTTGTTGTTTCTTTTATTTATCCAATTAGGACAATTTTCGATACTTCGTTTATCCAACTTGGATATCCAAAGACCGAAACGGTTCGGATGTTTTTCAAATCCACATTTCAAAAATGAAGCAGTCTCTATTGTTCGAAATGGAATTTCATTCCCTAGTTTATCAGCGTCCGTAAATGTAATATCATAATTTTCTAAAAACTTACCTATATTTACAGTATTAAATTTATCAATTATACTATCATTCACACCTATTATTATATCATCACCTACTATACAATCATACGTTAAATCTTGCATTTCTTTAAAACTAAGGTTAGTAGTATAACGCCAACATATTAATATATACAATTTTCCGGTAATAGTATTTAAAGGAGTAGTAATAGGAGAACCAGACGGAATACCACAAGGACACACATAAATTAAATTCTTTGCTAAATGATATGCACTCAAAATTTCTGATACCATAACTCTTCTAACTTTATTATTACTCTCATCACCATGGAACTTATACCATTCTAAAATAATTTCAAAAGCATAATAGGCAGCTTTTAACATTAATCCCGGACCAAAATTCTTATAATCGCCGCATACCAATTTATCCCCTTTATTCAAAAGTTTTGAAGCAAGTTCTGTCCATTCATACGAATTTACATCCATCCCAATAGCATGATGAGCCTTTAATCTAGCATCCTGAAAAGCCGCCGTAAAATCATTAAAATAACGTTTAAATGCTATGGTAAATTGAACAGGAGAAATAGAAAATATTCTAGTTTTACCAGGAATACTACATTTTTCTATAGGGC